TTGCATTATCGACAACCATCGTGATTTGATCGTCAGCCAAGTCTTGTGCGTTTACAACGGAACCCCGTGTGTATGCACTGACAGTGACTGTTGGTTCTTTGATTATGCGAACCGTGTCGCCAAAGTTTTCAATTTCGCCCGCGTAGTCGGTGTTTGTAATATCTTCTACAACCGAAGCACGACGGAAGAACTTGAGAACCTTTTGGCTAAAGATTTCCGGTGCAAAATTACCGGAAGGCAGGTTACCATAACCTGCAGCAGTACCAAATGCCATTGGTTCTTTTCCTTCCCTCTGTTTGAGGATTAGTTGTTAGGATCGATCCGTCCCTCTTGACGTGCGGAGTCTAGTTCGCCTTCCAGCTTTTCAAACTCCCACGGCTTGAGACTACGGATTTCAGAAGCTTTCCAAACTTTACCTTCTGTTTTAGTTGTAGCCACTTCTCTCGCGGAGGTTTTGGTGACTGCATCTGCTGCAGAAGCCCGTTTGGTCTTCTTCTTTGCCGGTACACCAGTATCGGCTTTGTAGAGGTCTATGACCCGTGCCGCCCATTTAGCATCCGTATTGTTTTTGTAGATGCCATCAGCAATCGATTCAGGCTGTTCTTCAAGCCAAGAAAGAAACTTTTCATCCACTTTGATTTCGTCGAAATCGGGATGGTGAGAAACAAGCTGCTGATACGCATTCTTTTTCTCTAAGTCTTTTTCTCGCTCTTTGATCGTTCCCAGTTCCTCGCGGAGTTGAGATACCTGTGATTCTGTTTGGAGCGAAGAAACGGTTTGTACGACATCAAACACTTCTGGGTACTGGGCTTTGAATTCTTCCAGTTCTTCCATCGTCTTTGGCATTGCTACGTTGTTTGGCATCTCTACCTCCCGCTGTTCCAGCGACTGCCTAAGTTCGTTGATTTCACCTTTAAACTCGTTTACCTTAGTATCATAGTGTCGTTTAAGGTCGTCGTATCGTTTCTTGTAATCGTGTTCAGGCTCTTGTTTCTGTTCTACGAAGCTATCTGCTTGTTGCGGAGTGGCCTCTTCGGTGTCCGCTTCTTGCGCTTCTACAGTCTCTTCCGCTTCGTTGTCTTCATCATCTTTGTAGACATCTTCGCGGTGCTTTCCACGATATAACGAATCATTGTTAATTGTTCCGAATGAGTCGTTAGGTTTGTTGGCACGGTGGCCTCTTGGTTTTGCCATTTTATTACCTCTTGTTAGCGGGGCTACTTTGGCTTGTAGGTAGCCGCTCCGGTTGGGTCGGGGCCGTTGTTAACGGGTAGCCGACTAATTCTTTATGGGTATCTACTTCCCATGTAATCTGCAGCAATAGAAGATTCATCCAAGAATCCTGCCTCTGCAGAGTTAGAAACTTTTTTCTTGGGCATAGGCTTTGACTGTTGTGCAACAAAACTTGTTACCCGGTCAGGCGGTCTATTGGGAAACTTTTGAACATCTTGTTGTTTCGCAAAAGATACATCCATGCCCTGCCCTTCGTACAATGAACCAAACTCATCCATCGGAACAGAACTGTTCTTTGCCAGTTGCTCTGGAACGGGCCGAATAAGTTGGTGCATTATATTACTCTTTTTTTGTTTTCTTCCCTTTGGCCCGGGCTTATACTGGGTCATTGATACCTCGTAGATACCATCTCTAAGACCTTTTTGTATGTGCATATTAGTGGATTGTTTGGGATTCCAAAACAAAAGTGCCCCTCCTGTAAAGTCTTCTCTTACGCCAGCAAACACCTCTTCTGCTACGCCCCGTACTTTTCTGTACTTGGCTGCTTTTTTAGGTTCTTGTAATTCTTTTACTACTTTTCTAAGTTCTTTGTAGTCTATGGCATTAAATTGAGGAGCCTTACCCTTAAATCTTTTTGTGATTACGTCGTACACGTCGTTCTGCCTTGCGTATTCGTTGTATGTAGAGTTTACGCGGTTCATAATTACGTGTCCGACTGCTTCCATACCCTTATTCCCCAAAACTTCAGCTTCTCCCATCATGGTTAAAGTTAAAGCGTCAACAGGGTCCAGTTGTTTAAAAAACTTTACAGCAGCTACTCTAGCTTTTTCTACAGCTTCTGCATTACTTCTTCCTGTAAATTTTCGTGGGTACGCTTTACCTAGTTCTAAAACTTTTTCTAAACCGCTAGAGGGTGCGTCTACAACATCCCCCTCGCTGTAACCTTTTCTACCAGCAAAACCTTTCTCTGCACTCTTTTGTCGGCGTTCTACTTCGGGCTTTCCTCTGTTGTTAATTTTTTCTAGACGATCATAGCCAATGATTCTAGCAATGTGTGCGGGCACGATAACTTCGCCCCTAGACACAGCAATGTCAATTTCTTGTCCCGACGGACCTCCTAAGTCTTTTTTGCCCGCCTTTACATACGCCTTACGTAGCATGTCTGCTATGTCAGCCTCACCAGCAAACTCTACGGCTGCAGCGTTGATAACAAACGTGCCCTCTTGGACGCTCATAGGCTTGTCATCAGCCACTGTAGCAGCTTTGGATACCTGTGATGGCGGACGCTCTACAAAGCCCGCTGGTGCGGCTGCTACGCCGCCTTCTTGTAGTCCAATGCGACCTCCCATAGCTGCAAACGGATTGCCACTCATGCTGCCGCCGCCTTTTCCACCGCCGCCGCCAAAGGGACTACCTCCGCCACCCTTATCAAAGTCTCCGCCGGGATCGCCAAAACCACTACCTTGTTTTTGTGCAGCGTCAGCTTTGCGTTGATTTTCTCTTGCAATTTCTGCTTGACGTTGACGTTCTGCTGCTCGTTCTGCTGCCGCTCTTGCCTCTGCTCTTTCTTGGGCTTGTCTTGCTCTTTCTTGTCTTTCGGCTTCTCTGTCTTCTCTTTCCTGTTGGAATCTTTGACGTTCTTGCTCTTTTTGTTGTTGTTGATTTGCAAGTTGATTCTGTAAAAAGTCCCCTTCTTTAGTTGGGGTAAGCAAGCTACCACTAGGCCGGGTTCCATCCTGACTTGTTTCAGTTGTTGTGGTCACCTTTTCCGTTAACTCATCTGCACTTAACGGCATATTTACAGCTATTTGTGCTGTGCTGTTAAGTGCAGCGTTAGCTTTTGCTTTTTCAGTTAACAATTCTATAAAAGAGGCTGAATTTTCTTTTAAATTACCAAATATATCAGTCTGCACTTGTTTACGAGTTGCGGCTATTTCTGTCCAACTAAGGTTGCTATTGTTGGCCTTGTTGATTGCAGCTATCGCCGCTACAGCGTGAGACTTCATTCCTCCAGCAAACGTGTTGCCCAACGAGTCTGTAAAACTACCAGTCTCGTAGTTGTAGTCTCCGCCCGCTGCCATTGCGGACTGCCCACCGTCGTTACCGACTTCAGACATAAGTCCCTTTGTACCTGTGCGCTTATACGTGCCAGTAGCCTCGTCAAACTCTTCTTTGAACCCCCCAATAAAACCGTAGTTGCCGCCTTCAAGGGCTTTGAGTTGGTTTAAATCTAAGCCCATAGTATTGCCGGTGTATCGAAAGCTTCCGGGGGCACGGCTGATACGCATACCGTTGATTGACATTAGGGCACCAGCAGTCCCACCACCGTCAAGCAAGGAGTTCTGTATAGCTGCAGCGTTCTTTACGTGAAACGAATTTGCTATGTCCAATGAAAATCGTCCTAAACCTCCCATTGGAGCGTACTGCACGTTTCCCATTTCTTCAGTGGCAAATGGGGCTTCTTGGGGTCCACCAAAAATACCGCCCACTATTGTGGGTGCAAGGGGACCAATAATGTTTAAAGGTGATAGAGCAGATTCCGTAGCGTAGTCGGCTGTTATGTTTATGCCAAACTTATCACGCAGTCCCTTTTTTACAAAGTTGTCACTTTTATCCCCTGCAGATGATCCAGTGTTAAAGTTAGGGTTAACTGAACTTGAACCGTAAACTTTTGTGTCGTATTTAGGAGTTTTTGCTCCTGAACCAAAAGAGTATTGGGTAGCTTGTTTGGGACGTTGTTCGTCTGAACTAACTGGGTCTAAAACATTTAATACTGTGGTGTCTTCGTTATCAGTGTCGTCGTCGTCATTTTCGTCAATAACTTGAACGCTAATGTCTGAATCTAAAGCCCCTCCGTAGTAATCCACAACTCCGCTGTAGTCTTCGGGAGTGTAGTCTACCTGCTGGGTAAAGAACGGGTCTGTTGTGTTATTAGATGCCACACCCCCGACGTTCATGCCTATGCGTCCTCCGTCTGCTGCTCTTCGCCTACCCTTATAAAAGTTATATTGTGACGCTTTCGTTGGTCCTACAGGCAAATTATCAGTTTCTTTTGGCTCAACAAATCCCATTGCTTTATCGAGTTCTGTTGGCTGGATAAATTCTTTTTCATAGTCGTACCCAAAAAATGTTTTATAAAATTCTTTGTTAGACATTTCACGAACAGGCTGGTCAAATCCTCTCTTCTCCAGCATATCCATATACAAGGTATCAATGTCAATCTGGGAACTATTATCCAAAAATGTATCCACTGACTTGCCCTTAGTGGGGTCATACGGTAAAAGATTTTTTGAAGATTCTTTAATTTCTGTGGCAGTCAAGTCTCCGGACATAACTAAATCCATAACAAACTCACGCGACGCTTTCGGCATCAACAAAAACCCATCGCCTATAACATCGTAAGCAACTTTGAATGGACTCCTAGCAAATGTTTCTTCACGAGAAAGGCTAGGATCACGTTTTGTTAAAGACTGTACTTTCTTTTCAGCCATCGTTCTTAACTACCGCCTCGTAGCTATCCTTCAGTTGAAGGAGGGTTTCCAGTAAAGCCAGCTTCCCCTGCAACTGGCGCAGTTCCGACTCCGATTGTGCCGTTACCACGGCCCGAATCGTCAAGTCCTTCAGGTCCGCTAGGTACTCCCGGAGGGGTTCCCATTCCTTGCTGTTGAGCATCGGGGCCAACTTCCGGGCTTGGTCCTTGTTGAGCATTTTGCATCATTCCTTGTAACATCTGTGCGTATACTTGCGCTTCGTTTTGATCGTTGACTAGGCTGTCAGGATCAATATCCTGTGAGATAGCCAATTCACGCATCAAGTTTGGTATCTTTACAAACGGGGCAAGCATGGGGTTAGCTACGGTCTGTAGCAACGAGGTAAGACGCTGTGTGCGGACTTCTTTTTGCATGACGGCTGCTACGCCGCGTGGTTTAATCTCTAGGTCGCCTGTGATGTCCTCAATGTTTTCACCAAACTGCATGTTCCACTGAAAGAACGCTTCACCGATTGGCTTGAGGAGGTGGTCGTCAATGTTTTTGATGACGGTCTTCATGGACAGTCCAGCAGAACCCATCAACATAGACAGACCTGCAGCGGTACGTCCTGTGCCCGTTACTCCGGTTTGACCGTGAGTGATGGATGGTATGCCCGTTTCTTCGTCAGCAAGCTGCCGCGATATCTGATACATCTGAATGTTTTCACCGGCTGTGTTTGGAAACTTGAGTCCGTTTACAGCGGTGCCAGTGACTCCAGACTGACGACGGAATATCTTGCCGGGAAAGATGTCCATGTTTTGTCCGGGGACAAGGGACGCTTCGTCTACGTCAAAGACAAGGTTACCAGCTAGGGCTAGATTGTCGATTGCCATACGAACGTGACCGTTCATTAGCATCTGTGCATCTTCCATGTTTTCCGCTACACCAACACCCCAGATTTGATAGGGGTTGATTTCAAACGGAAACGACTGGTAGGGTATACGTGCCGGTGTAAACGGGTTAACAACGCAGCGAAGGATCATTGTACCACACACCCAGATATTCACCTGCATTTGGTCAAACTCTGACATGTCTTCTGCACCCTCAAAGCCTACTTCTTTTGCAAACTTTGAGTCAAGTACGCCCCAATACTCAAGGACTTCGTACCTGTTTTCAGCAACGTGTGGTTCTGTTTCGTCTTCACGAATAGTGTCTTCGTAGTATTTGTCTTCGTAGTTTGGTCCTTTTGCAAGGCACTCTTCAATTGCTTGAGCGTCAAAATGTGGCCGCATAACAAGGCTGCGTAGCTGCTGCCGGTTCATACGGTGCCGTTCGATGACGTACTCACAGTCTTCTACAGACGTAGCAGACGGGTCAGGGTGAAAGTCCCAACATGAAACGTGTTCGATGCGAGGCACAGTACGCTCGTACGGGGTGTACTCTCGCTCACCCTCTTCGTTGGTTGTCCACTTGTGTACCCGCTTGTAAAAGTTAAACGGGCCTTTGATTACCCCCGTACCAAACAGTGCCGACTCAAAGATAGCTTTGCGAAACTCACTGACGGCGTTGGTGTCAAGCAACTGATCGTGGATACACTTTTCCATCTTTCGTGCTTGTTCTTTTGCAGGTTCAAACTGTGGTTCACCTACACGAGACTTACCCGCAAGGATCATGTCACCAAAGTCTTTACCGTACGATCCCAGTCTGTGTGGATCGTCTGCTTGCATAGCACCGGGTGCTAAGTCACGTCCGTCTCCCGGAAACCCGTAGGGGTCGCTGGGTTGTTGGTCTAGGTCGTCAGCGGGGGTACGCATGTGGGCAAACTCTTCAATGCCTTCTGGCATCGGAGTTGACTCCACAACAAGTGGGAACTTTTTATTAGCAAACAAGATGTCGATAATTTGCCCATACGCAGCAAGAACTTTTGTTTTGGTGATCTTGATGAACACCTTTG